TTAAGTGGTTCCACGCTCAAGTGCGTTTCTCCTGCCGGGCGGTTGAACCACCGGCAGTTCATGGTCGTAGCGCTGCCGCATCGTTTCGGTAACGTGGCCGCCTGCAGCCTTGTTGTCTCCGTCGGTGATGCCCCGGTGTTTTAGCCCGTGCAGTGCGAAGCGCTCGCTCTTGGAGATCACCCCGACGCGAACCGCCTCGGTAATAAAGCGCTGCCAGGCACTGTCGAGGGCGGACTTGGTGATGGGATCGCCACCTCGTTCCACCAGCAAGAATCTGTCGCTTGCGCGCAGCGGAACAGGTCGCACCCGGCCCTTCCGGTTCCAGATGCGGTGGCGCCGCGCCAGCAGCTGATCCCATGCTTGGATCATCGCCTCATCCCACTCCGTTACGTTGTCACGCGATCCTTTGCGGCGATTGCTATGCACCCCTTCGACCTGGCGGTGCGCGTCGGTCAGCGTGCAGACCTCGATACCGCGCAGGCGAACGCTGTAGGCCAGGATCATTACCGGGGCCAAGTAGTCGGGGAAGCTGCCCTTGGCGTTGGATGGGAGCGCGCCGCGTTCGCGCGCGAACGCCAGCACTGCGCGGAACGCTTCCTGCGAAGGCATGCGTGCATCGCCGCGTTCTTTTGCTTGGCGCACGCCTTTGGCCGGGTTGGTCTTGCAGTAGCCCATTCGGACACCCCAGGACAGGGTAAGCCGCAGGTACCGGTGCAGATGATTGGCCTTGCTGGGGTACGCCGGCAAAGCGGGCTGGGTACGATTCGCTGGCCGGCCAGCTGCAAACGTCTCCACCAGCCGCTGCACGACGGGAGTTGTGATGCGGTCGAGCTGAATTGATCCCAGCAAGGTTCCGTCAGGTCGAACATAGTCGGCCAGCACGTCAGCGTAGCCCTTGTAGTTCTTGCGGGTGCCCGCCGCGAGCCGCTTGAAATCGCTGGATTCGTGGTAGCGGTCGAAGAGGAAGCGTAGCGTGCCGCGACCCACGCCCGTGCGCATTTCTTCAACGATGGCGTGCAGATCCGACAGTCGCGCGCTTGCGTGGGCGACCGTGCGCTTCACGCGCCGGCCGCCCTCCGCGTGATCTTGGTAGACGAACCAGCGGTCGTCGTGCCAGTAGATCCCCTTTGGCAATGCGTCCTGCTCAATGTGCCCAGGTATGGCTGGGTTGAACTTCCTTTTTCTGCCGCGTGTCATCAGATGTTGTCCTCTTCCCTTACGTCTTCGTGCTGCGGTTCCGTCAACCCCAGCGCCGCGTTCACCGCGTCGAGGGTGGTCCAGATTCCGCCTCGGCGGTCGTATTTGTAGCGGATGCCTTCCCTGTCTGCCCAGCGGCGGACGGTGACGGCCCTTGGGGGAGGGCCGTCGGGAGCGCAGATCCGCTGCAGGTCTGTGAAGTGCAGGATCTGCGCCATGCTCAAGCCCTCCCTGCGGCGAACAATTTCATCTGTAACACGTTGCTCGGCAAGGGTTCCTCCACCGCCGCGGCGGTCGGCTGCAGGCCGTGTTGCTTGTGCCAGTGCGCCCAGGCCAGATCGAACGACGGGTGCTTCGCCGTGGTGCTGCAACGGCATTCGATGAGGTGGCCACCGCCCGCGCCCTCGCGGCGTAGATCGTGGATGTACCGTGCCGGGTGGCTATCCGGGCAGGGAGGGAGGGTGCGCGGTGGTGTCTTCTGTCGCTGTGTCATGCGGCCTCCCGCAGCGCGGTGATGATGGCTCGAGCCTTTGGCGGGCAGACGGCGTTGCCTAGCATCTGCATCGCGTCCCGCTTGTTGGATGGCAGCTGGTAGGTCGAGGGGAAGCCCATGGCGGCGCGTCCTTCATCGACGGTGAGCATGCGCATGCGGTCACCATCGACCACTGCCCACCTGTCGCGGGTCGTGATCGAGCCAATCGGGCGCGCCAGCGAACGACCGGTGAGGCCCGAACCACTACCGAAGTACGGTGCTATGAACCGGTCGCCGAATGCAGCCCGGCCGGCCCCGATCCTGGCCAGCGTTGCCGCCGCCCGGCCCGGTCGCTCGATGGGCGTCCAACTGCCAGCCGTGAAGTCGATGAAACTGCTGGCCGGCACATGATCTTGCGGTGGCAGCTGCAGCTGGATCGGGTGCTTGCTCTTGGTCAGCGCGATGAAAACCCGCACGCGGTGCTGCGGCACACCGAAGTCGGCCGCATCGACCAGGTGCGGGCTGATTGCATAGCCGAGCGCAGTCACAGCGGCACACCATGCGGGGAACAGCCGCCACTGCATGTACTCGGGTACGTTCTCGATGAGCGCGAAGTCAGGCGAGCAGGATTCGAGCGCCGAAACTACAGCCCACGCGGTAGAGCGGGTTGCGTCATGGTGCGGACGTTCCTTGCCACGCGCGTGCGTGTGCCCCTGGCAGGCGGGCGACGCCAGCAGCAGATCGAACGCGGGCAGTCTCGACCAATCGGCCTGCTGCAGATCCTGGCACGCGTGTTCCGTATGCGGATGGTTCAACGCATGCGTGGCGACAGCCGCCGGCCAATGGTTCGCGGCCCATACCACTTCGCAGCCTGCCTGCTGTGCGCCTTCGGTGAATCCGCCGCCGCCGGCGAACAAGTCGATAGCCTTCATGCTTGAGCCTCCGAGCGGCTGGGAACAACGTGATGCGGCGGTTCTTCGCAGAAAATCCCGCAATCGAAGTTCAGCGACTTCATGGAGCCGCCCTTGTCGGTGGTCCGCAGCTGGTCGAGGAAGATCCGCTGGCCCTTCACCTTTACCAGCCGAGCGCCAAGCCTGCGCGACTGCTCGGCGCGCTCGGCGAACACCTGCGGGTCATGCTGCCGCACGTGGTTCCAGTAGGTCGGTGACTGCGACTTCACACAGCCGATGCAGTTTGCGTTCGGGTAGCCGCGCAGATAGATCGCCGGCAACGCAATGCCGGCGGACACCAGCAGAGCCGCGCAGTCCGGCTTGCTCAGGCCCGCTTCGATCAGCACCGGCAGTACGTTCTCGCGCTCGCCGCGCACGAACCGATCATGGCGCGTGCGTTCTTCTACAGTGAAACCGAGGACGTGGAAGTCTGGCTTGTGGATCAGCTCCCATTCCTGGCGTGCGCGCTTCTTGAGTGCGCGGGTGCAAGGGGCACCAGCGACACCTGCCATGTACCGCTCCTTCTCCCACACATCCACGGCGTCGCAGGTGGGGAATTTGGAGTTGATGGCCGTCTCGACCTCCACCCCCAGCCATGCCGCCACATCACGGGCAAAGCGCAGGTTGTCGGGATCTTCATTGGCCACGGGGTTGTTCACGACGCGGACCTCATGGGTCGAGGCGTAGCGGTCCAGCGTCAGCTTGGCCGCCACGGCGCTCGCGGCGCCGCAGGAGAACCACACCGCAATCATCTGGCGCTTACCCATGCGTTGCCTCCTTCGCGCAGCCACAGGCCTCACAGGGCGCTCCCAGCGCGGCCGCAACAGCGGCGATGTACGTGCCCTGGCCAAAGGGGCTAGTGCCGGCCAGGATGCCCCCGGCGACGTGAGGCAGTCCGGCGCTCTCGAATTCAGCGGCGAGGAACCGGCGGGCGGTGTCGATATCAACCACGGGATTCCTCCCAACCGGTGAGGGTGAATGAAGCACCGCAGTCGCGGCACTCGTAGTCGCGGGAGGGGCCGTTGTGGTCCGCATAGTTGCCGTCTTCACGGGTGTATGTCCGCACTGAAGCGGGAACGTCCGTGAAGTCGAGGACGCCGTTCTGGCCGCAGTCCGGGCAGTGCCTGCCGGGGTCACGGATCATCCGTTCAGACATGGGCCACCCCCCGGCGCACGGCCATGGGGGCACGGCGGCGCAGCGGCTGCGGGATCTGGCCCACGGCCAAGCCGCTATGACGGCGCCGAGGCGGGCGCGTCTGCCACATCTTGAGCATGGTGGCGCCGGCGACCGGCAGCAGCACGCACATGGCCAACAGGGCGACGAAATCAGCCATTGGACACCTCCTGCGCCGCCTGCGCTACGGCAGCGGCCGTAGCCCGCTTGCCGGGCAGCATGTTGGCCACCTCGTAGGGGAAGGGCACGCGGCTGGCCAGGTCGGCAAGCTCCGGCGAGATCCAGCTGGTTTCGTCGTTGAAGTCGGTCCCCTTCACCAGCTCCCAGCCCTTCCTGCTCCCTTTCCGGCGCTCGAACACGCACTGCGCAATCTTGGCCGATCCCATGTTCAGCATCGCCGTGGCGATCACGCGGTTGTGGGTGACGTGCAGGGTGATGGTTGCGCTGGCTTCGGATTCGCCGCAGTTACCAGCATTCACACGGTTACGCACACCCGTGATAGCCTCCGCTCCGGGTCCGGTGCTGGAATCCAGCGACTTTGCGAGGGTGGTCATGGCTTTGCCTGTCATCTGTTGCATGGTTCTCTCCTGAACTTCGTTGGTGGATGGCCTTGGGGGCGGTGTTGGCGCACTCCCCGCCGGGCCTTTGCTGTTGCTGCGGGTCTTACTTCTGGAACACCCAGCACTTCACGGTTGTGCTGGTCGTTTGAGTGGAACGGATCGCGCTGTTCACGGCTGTATTGGCGCTGATGAACTTGTGGCGCTTCGACTCGACCAGCAGCCGTCGCAGGTCGCCAATGTCGGGCACCTGCTGACCGAAGTAGCCGGCCTTCTGAATGAACTCGTTGAGGTTGATGGCGATACGGCTTTCTTCGCGCGAATGGTTCAGCACGCTGCGCTTGTCGCCACTGGCCTGCATCTCGATGTACTCGAACGCATCCCAGAACTCGGAGACGATGCGGTGGTCAGCGCCGATGGCATCCTGGCGTTCGGTAGCCATCTTGACCAAGGCGTCCCGCGTGTCGCGCACCATGTGCTCCGGCAGGTTCACCACCAGCCGCAGTGCATCAAGAAGTGCGAGCATCTGCGCATGGTTCTTGATGATGCGCTCGACACGCAGCTCCTTTTCCTCGCGCAACCTGGCTTCATAGAAGCGCACGCGCTCGGCGAACTTCTCCATCACTGCGGTTTCCGCTTTGAGTGCGGCCAGCAGGAAGTAGCTCAGCTTCTCGACCGGCAATGCATTGAGGTTGTCGGCGGCCTGCCGGCTCTCGGTCGTCGCGGTCGGCTTCTTGAAATGCAGCTTCACGATGCGCGTCAGGATGGCCTCGCTGCCATCAACGGGCGCATTCTGGCTGATGACGATGGTTCCTTGGAACGGCGGTTCGTAGGTTTCGTTGCCGCCGTTGCGCACACCGCGCGTGGCCAGGGTGCCGCCGCCGTAGTAGTCCTTCAGTTCGTCCCACTCGAACGACTTGGCGTGTGCCTTATCGCCGCTGTCGCTGCGGTCGGCTTCCAGCAGCACGATGGGCATGCCGGAAATCTGCCCCATGGCACGGGCGCGACCGGCCTTCGTGGACTTCGCAGGGTCGAAGCCTTCATGGTCCGCACGGGCCAGCAGCTTCCACAGGAAGTTGAGCAGCGTGGTCTTGCCTGCGCCGGCCTCGCCCGTGGCTTCCAAGAACGGGAAAGACTTGTGACTGCTGCGGATCTGATTGGCGTACAGCGAGCCAAACCAGAACGTTAGCGCCACAATGCCGTGCGTGCCGAAGCACGTCCAGAGCCAGCCGAGCCAGTCGGTGGAGTAGTTTTCGTGATCGCGTTGAATGTCCATGCGGATTGACCTCTGTGTGGTTTTGATGCGCAGCTTGTTGAACTCGAAATAGTCCTCGGCATTAGCGAGGGTCACCTCGCCGGCACGCACGGCCAGGTCGGGGAAGATGTACGCCTTGTGGTCAGGGCTGTAGCCGACGAAATCGACCGTATCGACCTTTTTGATGTTGAACAGCTGGTCTTCCATCATCCGGTCCAACTGCTGGCCGCTGCCGCTGAACACGGCGCCCTGCGCAAGGCTGATGATTCGCTTCTTGAACTCGGTAGCGCTGGCCACCTGAGCGCCGGTGAAGGTGCCTTTGACCGACGGTGCGTCGTGAGGGAAGTCAACCCGGAAGTAGTACCAGCTTTCGTCGGTCGCTTCGTGGCGCTGGAAGTAGAGGGCTTCTGGGTAGCAGTTGGCGATCTGCTGCACCGATGCACAGGCGCGCCGGATCTTGGCTTCGGTCTCTTCGCTGACTGCTCCCTCTTCGTCATCGGGGTTCTTCTCCCGCATCATCTTGTCGAAGCGCACCGCGTCGAACTCGAACCAGAACAGGCGCGAGGCGAACTCGATGTGGAACTCTGTCTTCTGCTCGCGCTGGTAGATGACCAGCCCCTTGTCCACGGCGGTGCGCGCCATCAGCACGGCACCGTTGTGGCGTGCCAGGTCGAGGTCGGCCTGCCACTGTGCAATGCCGTCCTCTGCCGCCTGTGCGCGCAGGTGCAGATCGTTCCAGTCGGTTTTCTTGTCGCCCACCTGCTCGATCTGCGCAGCCATGCACCGATAGCCCAGCTTCTCGGCCCGGCGCGCGTGCTTGACCGTGTAGGCGCGGGCGCCCGGCTCGTTGTCCAATCCCCACACCAGCACCGGCAGATCGCCCGGACGCGCGGCTTTCAGTTCCTTGAGGGATTGCTCGGGATAGGCGTTGCTCGACATGGCCGCAACGGCGCAGATGCCGCGCTGCAGGAGCGCGATGGCGTCGAAGATGCCCTCCACGATCCAGACTTCGCGGGCGGTGCGTAGTTTGTCCTGAGCGGCCGCGCCCCACCACACCCCAGCGTAGCTCTCGCCCGGCGCAAACCGGGCCTTCATCTTGCCGAACCGGTGGGGTCGGTCGATCAGACGTTCCCACCAGCCTCCTTTCACCAGCGGGAAGCGGACAGTAGCCGTGCCCTGGCGCTTCGCGCGGTCGTAGTAGTCCTCTTGGGTGTAGAGACCCTTCAACGGCTTGACGCTGAATCCGCGGGCGGTGGCCAGGTACGCGTCGGCCGCTGCATGCGGCGCCTGCGGTGTCTGCGGGTTGCTCTTGGAGTAGTCGTCGAACAGGTCGTCGTAGAGGTCGCGCACGCGCACCTCCTGCCCGCACTTAGCCTGTCGGCCGCAGCGCAGCACCCATGGTTTTTCGTAGCTGGTGTATAGCTCCTTCTTTCCGCAGTGGGGGCACTTGCCCCCGCGCATGTACGGGGTGCCGCTGCGGTGCTTGAGGCCATAGTCGCGCTCGACGCGCGACAGTACCTGTTGGCGGATTTCCTCCTGCATAGCGGCTCAGCCTTCGTTCGCCGCGTGAGCGGCGGTGCGGTGGTGTTGCATGGTTCTCTCCTGACCAACCCCGGCGGCGTTGGCGCGCTGCCGGGATCGGGGGTGGTGTTACTCGACAGCCGGGCGGGACCGGCCGAGGATCGCGGCGAGGTCTTCGGCCATGTATTGCGCGACGGCTGAGGTGTGATCAGCCTCGATTTCCAGCATTTTCGCGGCCTCGCTGGGCAGCTTGGCCAGCAGTTCGGCGGCTGCGGCGATACGGCACAGCCGCAGGTAGTCGGCAAGGCTGATGACCTGGTCGCCGCGATCCACCGGACCGGGCAGCACAGGCGTATGCCCGTTGTTGCGGGCCATCAGTTCACCCCGCCGGGGTAGCTCTCGCCTGTGCGCAGCCACTGGAAGAAGCGCTCGGCCTCACCCTTGGCGAGCAGGTAGACGACGGTTCCGATCTGGATTCCCCCGCTAGCGGTTCGCATCACGTTCCGTGATTGATGCGCGGTGAAGGTCGCTGCGGTGTCCGACTCGATATGTACCAAGGCCAGAAACAGAATCTTGTGCTGGTCGAAGGAAGCGCGCAGGCCGAAGCCGGGGATCTGCGTTTCCAGCACGATGACAGGTCGCAGAGCCGGTTCAGGAAGGGCCACGTTGGAAGGGGGCGCCATCAGTGCACCGCCTTGCCGTCGGTGCTGGGTGCGCTACCGTTGGCAGCACACGTGGCGTAGTAGGCGGCTAGCACGTCACCCAGGGTGATTGCGAGCGGGCACACGCCGACGGCGAGCAGGCGGGCAATGAATGCCTGATACGCATCGTGGGGCCATTCGAGGGTGTCGGCGATCAGGCCGAAGGCGAGCGAAAGCTGACGCGCGGTAGGGTTACCGGGCGTGGAAGGGGCACCGTGAGGCACGGAGACGTCTCCTGTTGACGAGATTGGAAACCTCGGCGGGACGTTTCTACGCGACGCACCGAGGGTGTCGGGAGGGTAGAAACCGGTCAACAGTCCGGCGGGCAGTTTTCCCCTTGCGGGTGTTGTATGGCTGCCGCCCTCCCGACGCAGGAAAGCGTCGGTGCGCTCGAAAAGCAGGCGCAAAAAAACCGCGATGCTGACGGGCGCGGATACCGCTGTTGACTCGGAGTTTCTACGCTCCTTGCGGCAGATCCTGCTCCCCGTCCTTGGGGAAGTCAAGTAAAACTGTGTAGAAGTGTGCAGATTGGTTGCGGCTGCGGACAGGTTCATGCTGACACCTGTGCAGCGGTGTGCGAAGGCAGCACCTCATAGGCGCCGCCACGTGCAATGTGGGCCTTGACCAGTGCGCCAAGCTCGGCAGCGTCGCGCTGTTTCTGCGCATAGGGCACGTACTCGATACGCACCGGAGCAGTGACGAAACTCGGCTCCATTGCCGAGGACCAGCCGTCAAATTGTGTCTTGTGGCGCATCACAGGCGCAGCACTCCCTAGCCGGCGCCAGGTGGCGCCAGGTCAGTTGGTGGTGGAAGGGGAAAGGTGAATCAGACCGAGGGCTGTTCGCCGTCAGGGGGACAGGACTCGATCGCGTCGATCCAGTCGGTTTGCAGTTCGCCTTGGTCTTGCTTCCAGCGCGTCTGCAACATCGTTCGCTGATACCACGGTGTCGGCGGTAGTTCGCAGGCCGGAGCGCTGGGCAGGCCGCTGGGGCTGGCCACGTTGGTCAGTTCGGAACTGCCGGTGTACGTAGCCCCACACATGGGGTTCGGGCAGACATAGGCGTCAGTGCGCAGGAACGGGTGTTGCAACGCGCTGGTGCGCTTTACCAACCGGGCATTGCAGGCAGGGCAGCAGAACACAGCGCGTTGGCCGACTGTGGCGCTCATGCCTTACCTCGCGCCTTCTTCGCAACCTTCGACTTAACCGGGGCTTTGCCGGCAGTCTTCTTGACCGTGCGAATACGGGTGGAAACGGGTGAATCTGTGTGAGAATCACTGGCGGCCTTCATGCCGAGCGCGACGGCAGCATCGTGGGTCTTTCCGATCCGGCACTTGCTGGTGCTGCGCAGAGCGTTGTTGACGGCGTGCCGGTCCAGTCCATGCAACTCCGCAAAGGCGGGAACGGACAGGCCGTTGTCGATGAGCCACTGCCGGGCTTGTTCGGCAGTGCGCAGCGCAGTGGTACGTCGTTGGGCTTTCATTCCGTTTCCCCTGTGTATTTCTAGGTGGAATGGTGGTGAAGTTAACTGCACCTGTCAAGGGGGGAATCGCGTGTCTGTAGGTAATCGCCTGAAGGAAGAACGGAAGCGTCTGGGCATGACTCAGGAGGCCATGGGACTGGCCTGCGGTGTTGCCAAGCGCACGCAGATCCTGTTTGAGCAAGACGCACACCTGCCCGGTGGCGCCTACTTCGTTGCGGCCGATGAACTCGGCGTCGATGTGACCTATGTGCTGGTCGGCCGGCGTGATCGCCTTGCCGAGGCCGATGCGGATCTGCTTGATGCTTGGCGCTCGGCGTCGGCTTCGGCACGCGCGGCTGTCATGGCTGCACTGCGCGGTGTTGCGCCTGCGACGACGACGGCGGCGCCCCGCACATCGTTCGAGAACACCAGCATCGGCCAGCAGATCAGCGGCGATGTGGATCTGCGTGGGCAAAAGATCGTTGTCAAGCCGCCAAAAGCATCAAAGAAGCCCAGCCGATAACGCTCACGCCACGCTCTATTCAGGCCGCTAACTCACATCGCAAGAGGCGCCGGTGTGGCGCGCTATACGGTGTGATGGATTATGAGTTGCGGTGATGGTGTGGAGCGCGGTGCGGCGAAGTGCATTTGCAAGGGTCAGGTCGTTTTCGAAGGGGCAGTAATCGGCCAAGTGTTTACGGGTGACGTGCAGATGGTATGCCCTCACACGCAGCGCCACGATACCGCGTCGGCTGAGCGAGCAGGGGTGCCAGCCGAGACAGGTTACCCCTTGTCCTCTGCCCTCATGGCTATAGGGATTTGGCAGGCCATTTACGCCGCTCCCGCGTCGAATGCGGTGTGCGACGCGTCCTTGTCGCATGCGGCCATTTTCCTGGTTGCCAGCTATCTTACGCGCAACTTGAAGCCTAAGTTGCTGCGATGGATTTGCCGTCGAGCCTCTTCAGGTGGTGAAGTAGCAAAATTTCAGGAAGTTCTGCGCAAGTAGTAAATGGCGAGACAAGGAGCCTAGGCATGATGCAGATTCTCTGTGACCACATCGACCAGCTAGACCTTGCGCTGGACCAGCTGGCGTTGAAAGATCGGAACTTTGATCGATTCGCCATTGTGCTTGTCGACAACGTTGTTGAGCTAACGCTGCATCGGCATGCGTTGGATCGGCAAATCCATCACAATCAGCGGCACGTGAAAGGGCAAACCGAGTCCGATCTCAAAGCTATGAATGCAGCGCTAGGGCAGAATTTTGATGCCAAGGTAAGCTTTGCACTTCGTACGGGACTGCTAACCAAGCCGATGAGTCAGTCCATCAACTGGCTGCATTCATTCCGAAACAGCTCATACCATGCGGGGATGCGCCACGAGGGTATCCTGAACTCGCTGGCAAATTTCTACTTGCGGACCTGCTGTGATCTGTTGAGCCGATACCGACCTGCCTTCTGGTCATTCGGTGCGGAGCGAGTTTCTCACCGCGCTGCAAAGTATCTGGGCAGTTGCGATGAACTAGAAGTGATATTCAAGGCCGGCGAGATGTTTGACGCGGCGTGGAAGAGGCTTGGCGCTGTGGCGTTCAACATGCAGAGCGATCTGAAAAACGACTTGTCGAGGGATCTAGCAAACACCATTGATCGAGTTGATCGGCAAATAAGCTTCATTGCGGATAATGCTCCAAGCAAGGGCGGGATGTACACGCGAAATGAGGTCGTCGCAGACGCCCAGGCGTGGGCGATGGCTTTCACCCAGAAGGGGATCCAGTATGCTCAGAAGAATGGCTATCAAGGGCGTGCATCCTTTGGGTCGGAACTAGGGGCGTGGCTGGCGCAAAATTACACTGCCCCATTCCCTGGGGACCCTGTCCCGAAGTGGAAGATCCGTCTTGGCGCGCTTATGCAGGAAAAAGACGAGCACAAAGCGTTGGAGAAATACTGCAACTTCATGAAGCAGACGCAAGGGGTTCGGGACGATATTGCCCGGCAGGCTCGACTACTCGATGGTGCTATCCAGGAGCAGATTGATTGGGCCCGAGGGAAGTAGCCGTGGTCGACGACGACAGGCACTCATTGCCGTGCCAGCACTTCACGGCGTTCTGCATGCGAAGCGTGTTTTCGCCTAGTTCCCCCGCTCAAGCTCTAAGGCGGTAACGAAACCGCCGCTGCCGTCGATGGTGTGGGTGGCCTTGGCCACCAGCCAGTCGGTGCCATCAATCTCGGGCTTGAAGCCGCTGACTGTTACCGTCTGCTCGGGGTAGATATCCGCGCGGCCTACGGCCAGCCGATAGCTGAGCTGCGCGGTGCCCCGGTCCAGCCGCTTGAACTCCGCCTCTGCATGCTGCCGCGCTTCCTGCGCGGTGGCGTAGGTCGCCTGCAGCTTCTTCTCATTATCGGACGTGCCCACCAGCACGCCCGAGCGCCGCGCTGCGCGTCGGTCGCCCCAGTAGGCACGAACGCCGGTGAACTTCTCGCGGTCGGCGACGCTGTAGCGGTGCTGGTCACCAGATGCCCTTGTGATCCGCACGCCGGGCAGCGGCTGGCCACCGGCCGTAGTGCCTGCGCCGATGGGCGCGAAGATCAACGTGCCGGCCTTCACCGTGGCCACGGCGTCGAAGCGTTTGCCCAGGCGCGTGAGCAGGTTGATATCGCTCTCGTTGGCTTGGTCGAGGTGTGGAATGGGCACCCTGGCCAGATCCGCAGCTACCGACGCACGCAGCGAATGCTCGCCGGCGATGGCGCCGAGAATGTCGCCTAGGGTGGTGTCGTGCCAGCTGCGCTCGCGCCGGCGACGAACCGCTCCTGTCAGGTCAGCTGAACGCGCCCGAATCGTGATGATGTCGGGTGAGCCGGTGTGTTCTACGTCGTCCACCTTGAAGGTGCCCTTGTCGAACAGACCGCTACCCTCATAGCCGATGGCCACCTGCAGGGTCACGCCCCGGCGCGGCAGGGCCAGCCTGCCGTCATGGTCGTGCACGCGCAGATCCACCTGGTCGGCTTCGTCGCCACGGCTTTCGGTCAGCGACAGATCCAGCAGACGCGGGGCCAGCCGTTCGGTCAGATCCACGCCGTCGAGGACAACCCGCCACGCGGGGATCGGGTACGGGCTGGCCCTCATGCGATGGCCTCGCTTGCGCCGTCGTCGTCGCGTTCTAGCTGCATCTGGAAGTCGATCAGGCGCGGCGTGCCGTCGCTGAACAGTTCGCGCCGCGTCTCGCTGAGGCTGGTCAGCAGGTAGGCGCCGTAGACGCGTCCGGTGCCCTCGACCAGCGCCTGCGGTTTGCCTTGGTCGGCCAGCTCGCGCAGCTTGTCCAGCACCTGCAGATCGGTCACCAGCTCGCCGGCGATGGTGCCCTGCAGGCTAATGGTGTCATCACCAGGCCCGACGTACTGGCGGGCCGCACGGGCGCCCACGCGGTCGCTGCTGGCGTGGCGCCAGGTCATCTGGCGCTGCAGTTCGCCGTAGGCGGCGGTAGAGAGGGAGAACACGAACGTGCCCCAGGTCATCATCATGGTGGTGGTCCTCAGTCGCTGAGCCGGGCACCGCGTCGGGTGGCCTTGTCGCGCTCAATCTGTTCAACGGTCTGCCGCACCAGGTCGGCGATCTTCTGCTCATCAGATCCGGCCGGCGCGTTGATGTGGATGGTGTAGCTGGAAGCGCCTGTGCCGCCCGCAGCGGCCTGCGCAGCGGCCGGGGCCATCACTGGGGCGGCAGCGGCCATGACGGGCAGCGCAGCCGCGCCCAGCGCGAATCC